CACAGGAAGATGATGAAATAAAAGGAACTTCGAGGATAGCCTCAGTAGTAGTATTTATATCAATCTCAACATGAGGAAGTTGAGTAATAGTCGTCTTATTGGCACGACGGGATAGTAATTGAGTGAATCCATTGGTAGAAGTGTTATTAGCACCTCCACCAAATGGAATCCAGAATAAAATGTATCGTCCTTGTTGAAAACGATTGGCATTAATTTGTAAACGAAAGACCTGAGTCGCACGGATACCTAAAAATCCGTTTACTTTGTATTTAAAGATATTTACCGAAAGGTGCGATTGAATAACCTCAAGTAGGGAAAAAGTTGTAGATGTATCCGAGTTGGAGATTACACCTGTTTGAATAGCATAAGGTTTAGCCAAGAAGTCTTTAATTTCTTGTGGGGTACCAGTTTGAGTTGATGTTAAAAGATCTGAATGAAGGGGAGTTACTTCCATAGTAGAAAGTTCAACATCCCCATCATTCGTAATAGTGGTTGTGGCGTGGGGGATTTGATCAGCTGCCGCAGCTGTAGTTTCATCTAATTCAGAAACAAATAGTGGGTTGTCATTATTTTTAGAGATCTAAAATACGAACACAGAATAGATCAATACTGTGTAAGTTGGTTCAAGGTTCCTGGATTTCAGTGGGGGCGCCACTACTCCATCCTGGAAGTAAACTTAAATAAGTCGGAGTTTTAACACTTAACGCATGGCGATTCATATTGAACCTTGAACTGATTGTATTCAAAATCGAAGATCGAATAAGTGAGTTAATTTAATTTTAAGCAGTGATTTCTGCCTAGGTTAAGGCCTAGACCACGGTATTATAATGCCTCCTCAGGCATAAGTATTTAATATAGGAAATCTAATCCTTCAACTTCGGCCATCAATAAAGTGCGATTAGTGCACTTTAGTGGTAGACCGTGTTTATCAGCTGAAGCAATGATTTTGGGGGCCCATTCATTAAATACTTCTGGAGAGTGCAAAGATAATTCACGAAGGGACGTATTGACATTATCTGACACTATCTGATCACGATACACATTATCTTTGGTCCAGAAAGGAGTCTGGAGAATTGTGTCCAAAGAAATAGGAGCTGCGTATCTGTCGTAAAAAATTTCATAGCGGAACATACGTTTCAAAAAGGTAACTTCTGTAATGTCACGGAGTTTGGAATGAGTAACGCCTTTAGTGTCAGACGTATAAATCATACCTAGTTTAGCCATGGAAATAGCAATTTTTTCCTCTGTAAAAACAGTTTCGTATTCAGGATGAACAGAGAACACGTTATCGTCGCCTTGGAATGCAACGTAAACGAATTCATCGAAATTAGAGATAAAGCGCAGTGAAGATCCGTTAAGATCATACCAGCAATATCTAAAAAGAAAAGAATTGTAAAAATTATTAATTATAGTAGTGAAAGGATGACCGCTAGGGAGGGAAGCGGTCCATTCATAAACAGTGCCACCATTAACATGGAAAGAATTTGTAACTTCTAACCATAAAACAGTACGAACACGTTTATTTTCTTCGCCATCATCATAGAACATGTTGATGACATCTAAAATATGTCGAAAAATGAAAGAGTGTTGATGTGCGTCAAACGCAGTGTAATCACCAGCACCAATATTATTTCTACGGCCGTAACGTAATAAACGTTTAGCCAAGAAATCCCAGTCTACGCTGTAAGGATTTACTCCTACAACGAAACCGTTTGAAACTTTATTATTCATTAACCAAACAGCAAACGCACCGAAGTACATTCGCCATTCAATTACATAATCAAATGGAGCCACGTTGAATAGACGTGGATTTAAATATTTTTTAAGGGTTCTTAATTCGTCTTTTAAACAATCGACGAAATAATGTTCGGATCTTATATTTTTTTTGGCTAGTAATAGTTTTTCCTCCACGATAGCACGTATTTCTTTCATCATTGCTGAATCAATAGTATAATCGCCATCGGTTCCTAACCAATCTTTTTTCCCTCCTAGTTTCTTATTTGCGTGAAAGCAATAAGGATAACCAGGAGATGTAATACGA